TGCGCCAAGAGCGTGGTGTTTGTCTTGAGAGCCATGAGCCCGATCAGCCCCAGCCGACCTCGACCGCGCCGTAGAAGTTGGTGGACGCCGCCGTAGCCGCACCCGCGAAGTAGAGCCACGTGAGGCAGGCACCGTCCATGACGCGAGGAAGGCTCGGCAGTTGGTTGAGCAGATCCCGCTCGGCTGCGACACCGACAGTCGTGAGCGGCAGCGTGAGCAGCGGGCGGGCAAGGCACAGCGCGCCGGTGCCGGTGTTGGCAGCAGAAAACGTAACCGTCGCCACCGTGGACACGCCCGTGTCGCCCGATGCCAGGGGCAGGAAGGGACCGTAGTTGTTCGCTGCGGTGCCTGAGTGAGAGATGTGCGGCACGATGGCCGAGGCCGTCATGGCGACCGTGACCGGAAGCGTCCTGCCCGAAGTCGGCACTGTGTTGCTGTAGCTCAGCGCGATGTTCTGCGCCGTGGCACCCGCTGCAGCCGTCTGCACCCAGAACAACCTGCACCCGGCCCCGTTGGTGTAGCGCAGGCTGGGCGTGCCCGTCAGGGTTTGTGCCGTGGCCGAGTTGTTCGTGATACCGGGCCAGTAGCCCTGCAAGTCCACCAGCATCAACTGTGCCGGAACGCCTGTCGCCACAGAAGTGAGCGCCGCGACGTTCAGAACGTGCTTGGTGTCTGGACTGACATTCCCGCCGTGCCGCAGGCCGAAGATCTGCGTGCCGTTGCCGGTGGTTTCGTCGCAGGTTCTCCACGCCAGCGCAGTGCCCGCAAAGGCGTTGGCGACAGGCGTGCCGGCCAAACCGCTGAAGTCATACCACCGTCCCGCCGTGTAGGCTGCAGCGCCCGTGAGTTTGTTCCAGTCGGTGCGGTTGAACTTGCCGCTTGTGATCTCGTTGACGAGATCGTCCATTGAACTGAATGGCATGGTGATTCCTTACGGTGTCCAGATGAATTGCGCCTGCCCCACCATCGGCAACAAGGCGCTTGTACTGGTGGACAGGTTGCAGATGTAGTTGAGAAACGCGCCGTCCAAAATGCGCGGCAACGCCGCCTGTTCGCGTAAGAAGTTCTTCTCGACCGTTGACGACAGTTCTGCTGCCGACATCGTGAACAGCGGCTTGGCCAACAGCATCACGCCGAACCCGCCCACGCCTGCCGCAAGCTGCACAGACTGCACAGACCGCACGCCCCTGTCACCACCGGCCAGCGGGAAGAACGGCCCTGCAGAGCCCCCGGAAGTGCTGATCATGTTGGGTCCAATGACACCAATGCCGCCCGAGGCTCTGTACGCTGTCGTAATGGTCTTGGCAACGCCGTCTTGGTTGGTGTAGTTGATGGTGATGTCCGTGGCAGTGCTTGTTCCAGGCGTTTGCATCATCATCAGCATCCGCACACCCTCGCCGTCTGTGTATCGCGGCAAGGTCACATCGTTGGTCAAGTCTTGCTGGTCGGTGTTGTCCAGGTCGATGTACGGGTAAAACATCAAATAGTCGAGAAAGTAGACCGAAGGCAGAAAGCCCGTGGCGCCGCCATGCGTCAACGACATATTGAGCAGATACCGCTCCGTGCTGATGCCAGGGCCGACATAGATGCTGTTGTTGCGGGAGCCGATGAGTTGCGTGGCCTCCAGCGCCAAGCCGAGGTATGGGTTGTAGGACGGGATGCCGCTGCCGACGCTGAAATCACCAAACGCGTTGGTCCCGAAACTACCGTAAACCGATGTGCGGATGAAATGCTGGATGTGATGCCGCCCTTGCTCAACGGCAGCAGCCACCTCGGCAACGGACCTAAACGGCATCAGGGTTCTCCAGCGGTATCCACTCCACCTCGTCGGGCGACCATTCCACGCCCCCGGCAGGGTGCTCTGAGCATTGAGACAACTCGTTGTCTGTCAGCGTCAGCAGTTCCCGGCAGTGGGCGCAGCGGTACACCACATCAGTCCACCGTGGCGGTCATGGCACCAGCAGCGAACTGCGGCTGAATGCCGTTGCTGATCGACAGGCTGGCGTTCAGTGCGCCCTTGAGCAGCAGGTTGCCCGCGCCTGTGCTGTCCGTGCCGATGCCGAAGTGCGTGGCCGTGGCGGTGCCCGCCGTACATTGACCGAACTGCACCAGCGCGGTGTTGGCGATGGTGCTGACCGTTCGCGTCCAGCCGCCTGCGGTGCGGTTCACAGCCACGCGGGCGTAGCCGGTGTAGCTGATTTCGTTGGTGCTCTGGTCGCCCGCCTCGCCGGGGTCTGCGCTGTGCAGCGAGATGTAAAACGAACCCGCCGTGGCGCTGTTCTGCAGGCCAGCAGCGTCCCCGATGTTCGCCCAATCGACGTTGAGAAACAAGAGATCAAGGAGTGCCGCTTCGGCGGCGTTGGTCATGGACATGGTGTTTCCTTACGCCAAAAACTTGAGTTTGTAGATTGAGGACAGGTACTGTCCGACAATCTCGTCAATGATGTTCTGCAGCGGCGTGTCTTCCTTCTTGCACACGTCGTAGCGCATCTTCTCGACCTCGGACAGTGAGTCCTCCAAGAACTCCAAGATGTTGCCCGTTTTCTTGGCGCTCATCAAGGTGATCGGGCCGATCAGCCCATGTCTGCCTTGGTACGCCTCAGCAAACTTGTCCGTCAAGTCCAAGATGTTGTCGTAGAACTCGTTGAGCGCCGAATGCTTGGAAAACGACCTGGTGTTCAGATGCACGCTGTGGGCCACGTCGCGGGCCAGAAACAGCGTGCCGACGAAGTCGGCGCAACTCATACCGGCGCTCCCATCGGCTCGCCCATCGGCATCTCAGCCGCGCGCTGATTGACCACCATGTCGCCGACCGTCATGACGTCGCGCAGCGTTTGCATGACGACCTCCTGCACCTGTTCAGGCTGCATGCCCGCGGCCATTGCCTGCAGTCGCCGTGTCTCGGCCTCGTACGCCTTGACCTCGGCGTCCGTTTCAGCCTTGAACTTGTCGATTTCCAGCTTCTGGGCTTCCATCGACTGATTGACGCGCTGCAGCATGCCAGCCATCTGCTCCATCTGAGCGGACATCGCCTGCATCTGCTGGTTGGCGGCTTGCAGCGCCGGATTCTCGTCCGCGTCGCTCATGATCTGCGGGTCAATGGTCTTCTCAAACCGCTTGGCAAGCTCCTGCGCGCCAGGCCAGTCCATGTTCTTGACGAACAGGTCGCCCGCCACCGCCCACAGTTGCGGGTTGGTCTGCAGCAGTTGAGCCATCGCCTCCAGCGCCTCCTGACGCTTGGTCGCGTAGCCCGGGCCAGTCACCACCACCACGTCGTATTTGCCGACGCTGGGGTTGTAGATCTTGTCGATCACGATGCCCTGCTGGTTGACGATCTTGCGCACCGGCTCAGGCTGCGTCGGGCTCATCTTGACCATGCTGGACTCGCCATCCTCACCAATGATGCGAGCGATGCGTTCCGTGTCGTAAATCTTGGGGATCAGATCCACCAGTTGACGAGTAACATGACGCACAGCCCGAGCCAGATTATCAACATAGTGGTACGTCCCCGTGTCGCCTTCACGCTGGCGGGCCAAGATAGCCTTGCCAGACCGCTCGTTGCTTTCCAGGCCCAGCGAGGCGTTGTACTGCCCCGTGGTGCCCTTGATGTCCTCTGCGGCCCCCATCTTGGCCTGAATCAGGCCCGTCTGGGCCATTGGCGGCATGGCGCGCTGCGGCAGCGGCAGCGTGTTGCCCGCGCCGTCCGTCACGTCAGGGTTGACCTCCAAATACGGCCAGTTCTGGGTGTTTGCAGTCTTCCACTGCGTCTCGTACCCTTCAAACTGCCCGCCGTAGCCGATGAACGGTGCCTTCGGGGCCAGCGCCAGCATCTCGGCCTCTTGGCTTGTCCAGTAGTTGTACATCCGCTGGGCGTCCTTGGCGTTGCGCACCAGCCCGGAGACGTACACCCGGCCATCAACCTCGTACTCGTTGCCGACCACCCGCACCACGGGAATGTACTTGCCGGCCCACTCCTGCTCCTCAAGGATCTCGTAGCCGTTGATCTTGCACCACTTGATCTTTTTGCGGTCGGCCTGGCGCGAGCGGATCGGCTTGCCGAACATCGCCTTGAGTTCCTTGTCCTCAAACGACCCGGCAAACGCCGTCTGGTTGCCGGGGTACAGGTTCAGCGTGGCGGTGTCGTAATCGACGTAGAAGTACTCAGCGATGCGGATCGTGTCGTCATTGATCCACTGGCTCAGGGACTGGTCGCCCACGCCCAGACTCATCAACGTGTTGGCCGGTGACGCCTTGGGGTACAGCCGGTGGTACTCCTCGCGGGTAATGTCCTCAGTGATGAAGCACCACTTGGCGTCAGCCCCGCAGGGGTCTTGGATCATCGGGTCCATGTAGACCGAGAACGAGTTGCGCACCCGCCCGATCTTGATGTCCTGATCAAAAGTGTTGTCGTCGCAGTACTCGGTCAGGATGCGGATGTAGCCCTCACCGAACGACACCTGGTTCTCGCAGGCCGTGTCGTAGGCCACGTCGGCGTCAGAGATGTACTCAATGTGCCGCACCACGCCGTCAAAGATCTCCGCGACCTCAATGTCGGCCTTGTCGTCAGCCGGGATCACCTTGCCGCTGGGGCGGTTCTGCCGCTGGTCGTTGGTGACCTGCCTGACGTGCTGCGGCAGCTTGTTGATCGTCAGGCACGGCCTGGCGTTGATCGTCTGCCCTTGCACCGCGCCGCGGGTGGCCAGAACGTCTGCTGGCCACTGATAGTGATTATCAGGACTACCAGCGTAAAACTTCAAATCGTCAAGCTCGTCTTCTCGACTTTCCCCGTATGCGGCAATGGCTTGCTGCAATCGAGTGCGAGCCGTAGACAGCACATCTGAATTGCGCTGGTCTTTAGATGACCCGCTGTTAGCGACAGCGGCTGCGGCGGTGATGCCTGTGTAGTCGCTCACTTCTTACCTTTTATCGGTCACAGGTTTTGACTTTTGCAGCTTGCGCGCCATGTCAAGCAAGACGGAGAACTCGGTGGCCATTGTAGGGTCAAGGTGCAACGGTCGATCATAAGCGTCATCTGGCGTTACCGTAGCGCCCATACCCCAAGCCGGCAGTTCCCTATTGGTGGCGCGGTAATCGGAGTGTTTTTTAGCCCATGCGGGGTCTAATTTCTCGGCCAGCGCGCGCCGAGGAAGCGCCTTATCGCCGCGACCAAACGGGTTGTACGCCAACTTCTCAAACGCCTGCATAAATTGACGTTCCGCAGAAGTCAAATCGCCGCGTTTGTTCTTCAACTCGTAATATTGCGAGCTGATTTGGGTGTCGGCCGCGTGCGTCAGTTCATGCACGACGGTGCTTGGCCCTGAGTTGTAGCCAACCTTAACCACACCTGTTTTTGGCAATTCGCTACCAAAAATTGAGTTGCTTTCAAAAACCCCGCTTGCGCCCCCTGTGCCGCCTCTGGAAATGGGTGGCATCATGCGCCGTGCGGACAAATAGTCCACCAACTCGCCGTATTGCGGGTACTCGGCAGATTCGCGTAGAAGCGACTGCAGCGGATCCGATTGACGGACCATTGCGTTTTTCGGTCTCGGCGCCAACGCGTTGTTAGCCATTACGCCCCCATCCAACTCGCCGACATTTGGCTTCTGTCGCGCATTGTAAGCGTTCTGGGGCGGTCCACGCGCTCTCGGGAGGCCACAGGAAAGGCGAACGTGACCGCCAGCGCGTCAGCAGCGTCTGGAGAGGCCAATCCGCGGGCTTTCATGTCCTTTTTCGACTCCAGATAGATCGTTCCGCTGCTGTCGGGCTTGGTTTTCGGCCCCGTCAGGTCCGTTTTGAGCTGCCGGTCCTCTTTGATGGCCGCAGTGCGCAACCAGTCGCGCATCGCGCCCCACATTTCGGCCCGTTTGTTGCCCCACATGACCTGGTTCTTGGCTTTCCAGCCAAAGTTGACGCCGCGCACCTTATACCGCTGCTCGTTCAGCCTGTCAAGGATGCCGTACCCCAGCCCGCCCTCGTCCAGCACCGTCAGCGTGGGCTTGAAGTCCTCAATTGCCTCGATGACGTGCCCTACCACCGTCATGGTGTCGTCGCCGCGGTAGCGCCGGATCTCCACCAGGTCGCGCCCTTGCCGCACCACGATGACGGTGGAGTCCGCCCCGCTGCGCGCCGGGTCCACGCCGATCACGATAGGCGCTCCGGGGTCTTTGTACTTGGCGCGCTTGAACGCCTCATCGACCAGCCGCGGCGCAATGAACTGCTCGTCGCCTGTTGATGGGAACTCGCCGTAGACCTCAATGCGGGCCTGCGGGCTGTCCTCGCCGTACTCCTCAATGATCTGCTCGTAGACGCTCTTGTCCGTGTCTTCGACCGTGCGCGCGTCAATCTGCCGCGTGTTCCAGAACGCCCGCTTGGCGTTGAAGCACTCGTAGAAGTACCCTTGGTTGCGCCGCGGGTTGCTGAACGCCAGCCAGAACCTGTGCGGCGTGTTCTCTGTGAAGAAGCCCTGCGCCACGTCCCAGATCGTGTCTGGTATGCCGCTGGCTTCGTCAAAGATCAGCAGCACGCCGTCTGAGTTGTGCAGGCCGGCGTAGGCGTCAGGGTTCTCCTCCGACCACAGCCGCCCCTCCGCGCCCCAGTACCGCGTGCCCTTGCGCAGGTCGCGCTCCACGATCTCACTCAACCACTTGGCCGGCGTGATCCGCGTCGCGCTGATCTCCCACCAGTGGCTGTTGATCAGCATCGCCAGCCACTTCGTGATCTCGGCCCATGTGATTGAGCGCAACTGCGCCTCGCTGTTGGCCGACACGATGACGCTGGCGCCGATGCGCGTGGTCAGCATCCACACTACCAGCCAACTGACCAGCGCCGACTTGCCGATGCCGCGACCTGACGCCGTGGCCATGCGCAGCACCTGGTACGCATCTATCGACCCGTTCTTGGCGATGTGGTCGCGGATGTCGCGCAGCACCTGCCGCTGCCACGCGCGCGGCCCCTTGTGCTTGGCCAGCGGCGTGCCGTTCTCGCCCCACGGGAACGCAAAAAGGACGAACTTCTCAGGGTCGTTCGCTATCGCCGGACTCCAGAGCCTGGCCATCAAGCTTTGCTCTTGTTCCGCCGAGAACCGGGGCTCTTGCATCCGTCACCTCATGTACGAGTTCCAGCACCCGCGACTGCGCCTGCTCAAGCGCCGCCGTGATGCTGATCTGCTGCGCCACGTCAATCTGTACCTGCTGCTTGGCCACCCAACCGTGAGCGTGCTTCAGTATCTCAAGCGCCGCCTTGGAGTCGCCGTTCATTGCCGCCTCATGCAACACCGTGGACATGGCGATCTCGCCATCCGCGCGGCCTTTCTGCTCAGCCAACTCCGCAATCGGGTCCAGTTCGCGCAAGCGCCTGTACTCGCTCGGCAACAACCCTGCCGCCAGCGCCAGGTTGTCGCCCTTCAAACCCAGTTTCGCCGCGTCATACACGCGGTTCAGCACGGCCTCCGTGGCCTTGACTTCGCGGATGGTCAGCGGGAGCGACTTGAACATGGCGATCTGAGTATAGCGTAAGCTTTTTCCGTTTGTGTTTGCAAAAATAAAAATGGTTTGTGGCCTTAAAAAATAAAAATTGTCTGCGAGCCCTTCGTTTTTGACCGCTCAGGTCGCCGGCCCTCCCCTCCCCCCCATCTGGCGCCTGGCCGCAAGCCCCCGGCTACCGGCTAGGTCATTAGGTCATGCTTATCCGGGTCACTGCCCTGGGCAGCATGGCATCCAGACCATAGGTAATCTAGGTTATGCCATGCCATGCGCCTAGATTGCATATGGTTTGCGTGGTGACGCGGGTTGATGAGGCCGATAGGCGATCTAGGCTACGCCTAACCGCGCATGCCAGCCGCCACTGTATGTGTACTGTATATATATACAGTATTTTTTTCTTTTTCCTAAGGGTAGATCATCTGATAGCCTAACTAGCATATCTCCCTCGGTGAGCACGGGCGCAGACACCGCCTATCCGATGGGCTAGCGTCAAGGCTAGATCGGAGGCCTCAAACCGCCTAAAACCAAGTGTTCTAGTCAACTAACGACAATCCCGTAAGGCCGTTTTGAGAGTTAGGCTATCGATTTAAGCAGTTCTAGACACCCCCATAGCCTAACAATTTGACCCTACACTTTACTGGGTGAACGACATTGTTTTACATTAGTGCTGTGTCCAACCAACCGCATAGGTAGCCTATCATGAGCCCTAAAACAATCCTCCGCATGGCCAAGCCCTTCAAGTCCGTCATCGGCGCGCATGTGCCGATGATTGGCCGGCAAGTCGATTCCGACGTTTATCAGCGCGCGCTGGCCGACAGTGACATGGCCGTCCAGCGTGCCAAGTATCTGATACAGCATCTCGCCAATCGCCACGATGCGGTTTTGTTTGCGCGCGCCGTGGGCATGCCCGGCTATATCAACATGCGTTGATAGGGGCCTGACACCATGCGCACCCGCGACATCCTCTTTGCCTGCGCCTTCGGCGTAGCCCTCGGCGTGCTTCTGGCCGCATTCATCTGAACGGAGCACTCACCATGCCAAACACTAACAGCCTTATCGTCTACGATGGCCCCAGCGTTATCGATGGCAAGCCGATTGTTGTCATCCTCACGGGGCTTGACCAGTCTAGTGCCAATGGTAAGACCGGCGATCTGGTGCAAAGCTTCATCATCCGGTCCGATGTCGAGCCTCACACTGCAGTAAAGACAGGGGATGACGCAAGTGTCTGCGGCCTGTGTCCGCATCGTCCAATGCTCGCGCGCGCTACTGGTGATGCGCCGTGCTATGTCCGTGTCGGGGAGTCTGTTCTGGCAGTCTATCGGGCATACCGTCGCGGGTCATATCCGCGCGCATCATCGGTCGACCAAGTGCGCGCAGTGTTGCGTGGTCGCAAGCTTCGCTTAGGCACGTACGGTGATCCCGCGGCCGCTCCGGTGGAGCTCTGGTCGCTACTGGTGTCCCTGAGTGCCGGGCATGTCGGGTACACCCACCAATGGCAAGCCCACGGGTTTGACGCGCGCGCATGGTCGCCACTGGTGATGGCATCCGCCGATACCGCCGACGAAGCCCGTCAAGCTCAGTCTATGGGGATGCGCTATTTCAGGGTGAGCATCGGGGTCGATCGTCAACCCCTTGAGGTAACGTGCCCCGCCAGCATTGAGGGCGGCCGCAAGGCCCAGTGCAGCGACTGCATGCTGTGTGCCGGCACCAGCAAAGCCGCGCGCAGCATCGTCATCGCTGACCATGCTGCCGGGCATGAAAAGCGCGTGATTTCAATTCGTTCTATCTGAGAGGTACACCATGATCACACTCACCACGGACTACAAGCGACAGAGCATTGTTGAGGAATTCCCTACGCTTGAAGAAACCTTAGCCGCGTACGACGACGCCGATTACGCAGCATGCCATCAACCCGGAAACGATATCCGCCGGATCACTCTGCGGATTGACGGCGCCACTGTCAAAACCAAAGCCTATTGAGGCGCGCACCATGTCCCGCAGCAACCCTATGCACCACGCCACGCCACCACGCCCTCACCCGTGGCCGTTCCCCGTCACGCTACCGGCCCCCGGCCACGCCCCGGACCCTAAGCCCCTGCGCGCGCCAGTGGCCCCCCGTCAACCCCTGCCGGACACTCCGGCGCCCTTCTGAAAGGATCGCATCATGACTGACGACAGAATGACCGCCGCCTATATTGAGGCGATCTATTTCACGGAAACCGGCGACGAAGGCCAGCCTGACCGCGATGCTGAATTGCACGTTGACTGCAAGCGCGAGGCGTGGTCAGCATGCCACCGGCTGCGGCTTGCCTGTTCAGGGCATGACGGGCTAGACCTCGGTCAATATGACCCGGTGAAAGTAGGGCATGACCTATGGTTTACCCGTAACAGCCACGGGACCGGATTTTGGGACCGGCCGGAAATTTACGGGGAAGAAAACGCCCGCATCCTGACACTCATGGCCCGCGCTATGGGTGAGCATTACGCCGTGTTTGGGGATTGACCATGCCTTACATCCCCTGCCTTGATCCTGACCGGCCCCTGAACGCCGAGGAACTGGCTGATGAACGCTGGGAGCGCCGCCGTGCCCGCGTTCGCACCCGTGCCCACGTCGAAAGCCTGGAGACAGCACTACGCTGGGCACTGGAGCAGATCGAGGATGACCTTTGCCCGGACCACCAAGCTGCACTAGCTGACGCTTGGGAACTGTTGGAGGACGAATGATCTGGGCCGGCCTGGCCCTGCTGTTGGCCGCTGGACTGATCATCATCCTTGATTTATAGTCGGGCCTGCCAAGTCTCCCTCTGAAGCCCCCACGGGGCCTTTAAGCCCGCCAGGCCACAAGCCCGGCGGGCTTTTCTTTCACCCCTTCACGCGAGCGATGATATCGGCCGCGCTGGGCTCGGGCAGGTCCACCAGGCGGCGGGCCTCGCTCTTGCTGCCGGTCCAATCAGGCGCGCGGAAAACGTGCTTCTTGGTCGGGTGTTCGACCGAATAGACCCGGCCCATGTCTTCCCAGCCGGCCTCACGGAAGGCGTGCAGCAGGGCCGGGACCACCAGCTTGATGTGCGCTGGCGCACGGGCCTGCAGGCCCTCCAAGAACCCCTGCCACGGCCCGCCCACCACGCCACGGGCGAACATGCCGATACGGTGCGTCATTTGCTCAACCAACCACGCCTCAGAACCCGAGAGCCCGGCCTGCAGCATGATGGCCTTCGCTTCCGTCATGGGCGGCGCGGCGCCAGGCTGGAACGTGCTGACGTCACGGGCGTGAAGCCAAGCCGCCACCGAAGCCAGGCCACCGCCCGCGTACCAGGCCCACAGGCGGGCGCCAGCGTCCGGGGGCATGATCTCGGCCTCGGACCACAGGACGAACCACCGGCGGTCATCTGACGGCAGTGAGATGGCGGCACGCTCGTTCGAAAACGCCAGCACCAAGAGCCGGTTGGCCGCATCGTAGGGGTGCAGGCCCTTACGCTGGATCGATATCAACTCAGGCGGCGCGGCAAGCAGGGGCTTGAGCCGGTTCTCCAGCGCGCGGCGGTCGCTGGCCTCGGGCTGGCGCAGTTCGTTCAGCACCAGCACTTCAGACTCGAACGCATAGCCCCATTGACTGTTGATCTCCTCGTTTCTAACGGTCGCAACGTTCGTTTTCCCCTCGCCGCCCACCGCCCACAGGAACGGTGCCCAAAGCGAATCCTTGCCACTGCCAGGCCGGCCAGCATGCAACACGCCGTGATTGATCTTGATCGACGGGTGCTGCACCTTGAACGCCATGATGTTCAGGACATGCTCACGCTCGGCCGCGTCAGGGATCATCCGTTCGGCATGCTCAAGCCACGGGCGCACGCCGGCGTCCGATGCCCCGCCAGTAGCCGCCGGGCGCCCGTCGCGCCACTTGTTGCCGAAAACGCCACCGGCACGGGCCACCAGCACATCGTCCCCGGCGCTGTAAGCGATACCGTCCAGCACCCGCCCGCCCTTGGTCTGGCGGTGCTCGTCGAAGCAGATCGACGCTTCGATTTTAGGGTTCTTGCCGTGGATCGACCGGCAACTAACGTGCCTGAACAGGGCGTTAAAGTTCGTCCGCGTGAACTGCCGCCGCTCGCGCATGTCGAAGTACGCATCGTCCGAGACAACGTACGCGAACCGGGACCACCAGTCGGCCTTGTCGGTCCGCGCGGCCTCGGCCCGGTCCACCTCGGCCATCACCTCGGCCACCGCACCGGCCAACTCGGGCGTGGGGGTCAGCCGTCCGATGGTCTGCAGCATCGCCTGCTGGAGGAGTTCGTCCCGCAGGCCAGGCGTATGCTTCGGGCCGCCACGCTCGGCCACCCACTCCAAGAACCAAGCGCTGTCCAGATCAATGCAGTGCGAGTGCAGGCAGCAGAACGCCCGCCCGCTGGGCAGGTAGCGGCCCTCGGGGTTGCCGTCCGTATGCGCCTCGGCGTTGGGGCAGACGACCCCCATCCAGCCCTCGGCGTTAGGCCGCGACAGCACCAAGCCCTGCTCGGACAACCAGGTGGCTACATCGTCGGCCCCGTCGTCGGACAGGCGCACCGGGCGCGGCCCCAACGACTCCACCACCTCGGGCGTGACGCCCAGGCCGGCGCAGATCTCGGCGAGCGTGTATTCGCGCGAGCGGTTCCACTCCACCAGGCGCGAGGCGAACGAGTCCTTGCCGGGCTTGAAGTTGACCGAGCCGGGCAGTCGGAAATTTCTTACCGGGTTGCAGGCCCCCGCGTCGGTGTAGCCTGCCGCAGCGATGGCGTTGATGGCGCCAGCGAACTCCAACTTGGTCGGCTGGTCGCTGAAGACGTAGCCCCACTGGAAGTTCCCGGCTGACGTCTCCATGATCCAGGTCGGGGGTAACGGCGGCGTCTTGCTCTTGGTGCCAACGTCATCCAGCATCATCACCAGCACGTACTCGCAGTTGGCCGCACCGGCTGACGGTTTGCCATCAATGAATCGGTCGATGATGAACGAGGCGGTGTTGCCGAACCACGCTTCGCCCTCCTTGATACGCCGCGTGGGCAGGTACGCCGGCCAGCTTGCTTTGATCGCGCCGTTGGCGTGGAACTGCATCTCCCCGTTCACCAGGCGCGGCGTCTGCCGCACGATGAGCGCCGTCTCGCCAGCAGGCGCAAGCGCGGCAAGGTACTCGATGAATTCTTGTGATGTCATTTGCCAGTTCTCCAGTCAATCACAGCGAGCAAACGCGGCACGCGCTGCCCTTTTTGTACTCGCGCAACTTGCGCCCACTGGCGAACTCCTTACCCAGCGATTCCAAGTCGGCAGGCCATGTGTCGCGGCCAGGGCTGCGGAAGGTGGCGTCGATCTCCTTCTCCATCGCCACGCCCTGCGCCCAGATGACGGGGTAGTTGTTGTACAGATCGCGCCACTCTCCGAGGCGCTGATACGGGCACCACGCGCAGTCGGTGCGCTTGGGGATGCACACGCCTCGCTGGTCAAGATACGCCCACACGTCGGCCTCTTTCCAGCCCCACTCACGCATGGGGAACCGCACGACGATGTCTTCGCCAAACAGCCCCTTGCGCTCCTCCTCGTCCGCTCGCAGGCCGACGTACAACGTGGAGCCTGCCGGCAGCGAGGCCATGTAATCAATGGTCGGCTCGATCTTCAGCACCCGCGTACACCAGCGCCCAAACACGCTGGGCAGCATGCGCATCTGGCGAATGGAGCCCTCCAAATCCTTGCTGTACCGCACGCGCACAATAGGTTTGCCCAGCATCTGCTCCAGCCGGTCCCAGTGCGCCTGCATCTCGGGCAGTTCGTTGCCCGTCTCGTTGCAGATGTATTCGTACTCGCGGGGTTCAATCTCGGCCAGCCGTAACGCCAGCGCGGTTGAATCTTTCCCGCCAGATAACCCTACGATGTGTTTCATTTGCCGTATCTCTCCATTGTTTTGATGCCGATGCCCAGCGGCAGACTCGCCGCCCATGCTGGCGGGTTGGTCATCACCCGCTTCATCAGTTCGGTTGTTCGCGCAGGGTCGCTCGTCTCGCAGACGATTTCGTCGTGGACGTGCAAGACCACATCCTCGCCCTCGCGCTCAAGTTCACGCAGCGCATGGCGCAGGATGTCATGCGCCGCGGCTTGCGTGACGTTCTCGCACGCCAGACCCGGCCACAGGCGAGCGCGAGGCCACTCCTTGGCGTCAGCGGCGGGTTTCCAAGAGGCTTTGGCGTAGCTGATGCCATCCGAGTCGAGTCGTGCGTGGGGGTAGCAGAGGATACGCCCAGACGGCAGCGCGTACCAGAGGTGAGCCCCATCGAACAAGTAGGACACTCGCCCTGCCGGCACCGCCTGACCCTTGCGCCGCATGGCACCCATGTAGGCCCGCTCAAGGTCCGACCAGAACAGCGGCGCCCACGGGTTCGCCTTGCGCCAGGCGCCCACCATGCGCTTGGCCTCGTGTTCGGGCAGGTTCACGCCATACACGCGCCCCATCGCGGCGAACGCGCCCACGCCGCCCCCGAACCCGCAGGCGAGCTCTTGCACCTTGCCGATCTGCCTCTGCCCGGTGGACACAGCGTCCTCGGCCTCGTAGCCGGCCAGGATGGCGTCATAGGTGGTGCTGAACGTCGCGGCGGCGTTGACGATGTAGGCGTCCAGCCCGCGACGGAACGCCTCCAGCTTGGCGTCGCCCGCAGGCGTTGCGGCCAGCCACGGGTTCACCCGGCCCTCAATGGCCGACCAGTCCGCGACGACGAACTGCTTACCCGCTGCCGGGATCAGCGCCGGGCGCAGCATCCCCTTCAGGACGTCCGTCACCCGCTTGCCGAACGCAGGAACGATCTGATGTCCACGGCACATCGCATGACGGACGGCCTGCGGATCTTTGGCGACCTTGCGCGCGAAATTGTGGACTTGCAGGCCGTAGCTGGACGCCCGGCCTGTGGCAGCGCCGCCAGCGAACACGAACGCGCCACGCACACGGTGATCTTCGACATCCGCAAGGTTGGCCATACGGACGAACTTGGCGACCGACGACGCCCAGAGGTCGTCTGCGCACTGGATGACGGTCGCCGCGGCGTGGGGTACTTCATCAGGGTTCTCCTCTGCTAGGATCAGCAGCGCGGCACGGACGGTTTTGTCGATGGACTGCTTTTCTTCGTTGTCTTTGTGGACCGTCATCAAACGGCGCGCCTCGGGGCCGACCCGCGCCCACACCCACTCACGCATCCGGGGCGAGCGCACCGACGTGATCTCGCCGTCCGTCACCTCGCGCACCTCCTGCTGGATGGCGTCGAGTTCCTCCACAGCGTAGGTCTGCGCGGCCTTGGCGAGGTCTACGTCCACCAGCACGCCACGGTCGTTGATGCGCTCGTTTGCCCAGTAGTCGGCCAGTTCCTCGGCAGACAGCGGGCGCAGGGCCTTGCTGATGGCCCGCATCGCGCGGACGTCCTGAGCGCAGTAGTCGAACAGGTCGGCCAGGTCCTGCTCGGTGTGCTTGAACGGCGGGATGCAGCACTTGCGCACCAGCGCAGCGCCCTTGTGATCCTTGCGCATACTGGCGCCGGCAAACCGCCCCACGTCCTCCAGCGAGCCCGGCGCGCAGTTGGAGCGGGCCTGCGCAGCGGTGCAGTAGAACTGCTCCAGCTTAGGCACGGGCGCGTTGTGGTCTGACCACAGGACATACGTCCAGATCAGCCGCTCAAAGGCGGCGTTGTGAGCGTACACGCGCTCGCCAGCCAGCACGGCCTGCCTGACCGACAGCGGAAACGGCTGGTCTGGTGTCCAGACCTGCACCTCCTCGTCGTCATGCGCATACGCCATGCACAGCACTTCTGTGCTGGCGTCCTGCGCGTAGTTGTAAACGCCCGCGACTGTGAGGTCGCAGGCGCTGCGGGTCTCGAAATCAAGCCAGATCATTGCGTCGGCAAGTTAGGGACGGGCGCCCAAAACATTACGTTGTCCCATTGGTCCCCAGGCCAAAATCGCAGTCGTACTTGCACCTCAGCGTTTTTCCATCGCATGGCTACGATATACCAGCCTCGCTCAATCGGCTTTTGAACGCTGAACGAGGTCCAAAACGATTCGTTGCTTTGCATAAGCAAAAAGCCGGAGCCTTTCGGCCCCGGCCCCCTCTCTTGGTTAGGCCGCGCGACGACGACGGCCAGTCGGTGCCGGCTCGGCGGCGGGCTCCTCGGCAGACGTCTCGGCTTCGTCAGCCGCGCCGTCCATGCCGACCCAGTGCTGCACCTTGAACTCGGGCGTGTAAACGCGCCCGTAGGACTTGTGCTGGTAGTGATCCTTGTGAAGAGCGATCACCGGCACCGGCTTGGTCTGGTCCTTCTCCACCTGAGTGGCGATCTCGACCGCCAGCGTCTGCACTGCGCGCTTGCCGCCGACAGAAGTCACGGTATACCGCGCCTCCATGCCGGCATCTTCGCCGCTGACGCACTTCAGGCTGAACCCCACCTGTGCCTCCCAACCCCGCTTGGCGCCGGGGGGCGCCACGTCGAGTTCGGGCAGCGGCTGGGTGATGCCGACCATCTTCTCACCCAGCACCTCCCCTTCCCCCCACGCGATGAAGCCGTGGACAAAACTGAAGGGATTGACGGCCCACAGGGAACCGTCTTCCACTTCGGTCTGGTCCGCGCCAAACACCCAGTGGCCCGTCTTGTCCATCTTCACGATGACGGTGGCAGAGCCCACGTCAGGTGCGATGGCGCGAAGGGCCGTGGACAGGGAAGAAACTGCCGGCAGACCGGCTTGAGAGAACGCAACGATATTGGACACGATTGAACCTTTCACTTCAGTTTAGAAAGGGCAGCAACCAACTGCTGCCCGATAAGCACCGCCGCGGGCCGGGGATCGCTCTCCGGTGCGAGGGTGTTGCCGGACGAGACGCTCACGACCTGATTGGCCGGGAACTCCACGCCGTGCTCCTTGCAGACCTTCTCCATCTGAGCAGGACTGCGCAATTTGGTCTCTTGGTACTTGGTAGGGCAGATGCCGGCGTTCAGCCACAGGACGTGCATCCAATTCTCATCCGCCCACTGATGGGTCGCCCGCTTGGGCACCAGTTTATAACCCGGCACGGGCATGCCCTTCTCCAGCCGCGCCTGCGCCAGCTTGCGAGCGTCAGCGATGAAGTCCTCTAGCCGCTCGGCCAGCGCCAGCGCCTGGCCCAGCGCCTCGGGATCCACCGTGGCCAGCGCCGTGTGGGTCACGCGGTCCACTGCACCGCTGACTTGCGGGCAGATCGGCTTGGCGGTACACCACCGGCAGTGGTCACCGATCACGACGGGAGCGTCGGGGCGCTTGGCGGCTTGCACGGCCACGACCAGTTCACGCTCAAACTCATGCACGCGCTTGAACGTCGTCACCCAGCGGCGCACATGGGGCGGCTGCACGATCACGATCTCGACCTCAGTCGCACCGTCAAAGGCCCACTGCACCTTGCTGGTCTTGAGCGCCGCAGCCGCGTAGAACAGCCCCTGCTCGCTTTCCTCGGCCTCAACCATCACGCCGTCGCCGAACTTCCAGTCCAGCACGACAGCGCGATCGCCGATGCGGCCGATCAGGTCGGCGTTGCCGAACACGCCTTCTAGCGCCTTGACGCCTTCAAATTCCACCTCGACCTCTTGGACAAAGGTCATTTCTTGGTTGGGGTCGATCTGGTCAAGCGCGTCGATGCAGAACTGCAGCTTCTCGGCCTGCTCGGGCGACAGGTTGTGCTTGGCAATCACGTCGCCCATTTCGCCGTCAGCCAGCAGGTCTTCCATGCAGCCGTGCAGCATGGTGCCTTCATCGGCGTACTTGGACGACGCCTGCGGCGGCATCTTGGCGACCAGCGCCACACTGCCTGGGCAGTTGATGACGCGCTTGGCGGTGGACCCGCCGACTACTTTACTGTGTTGCATGTGGACTCCAGTGAACTGATGAGGACTGCAGTGTATCGCACAAAAAAGACTTGCACAAGACTTTTTTCCGCTATAAAGTTACGGACATGGACAAACACAAAATTTCGGAGAAGCCGATGCTTGAGAAAGATGCCGAACGCAGGCTGGTCAAGGGTGTAGAAGCCCTCGGCGGCAAGGCGTACAAGTTCGTATCGCCCGCCCACCGCGGTGTGGCCGACCGTCTGGTCGTGCTGCCTGGTGGGCGTGTGTGGTTTGTCGAGGTCAAGACCGACAACGGCAAACTGTCGCCGCTGCAGGAGGTGTTCCGCTACGAAATCAAAAATATGGGCTGCGACTACTGCTGCGTTTACGGCGCCGGCGATGTGGACAACTTCCTTCGCTATGTGGTGACAATATGAAGCTGCGCCCCTACCAAGAGGAAGCCGCCGACTTCCTCTACGAGCACGACCGAGCGATGATCCTCGCGCCAGTGGGCGCGGGCAAGACGGCGATCACGCTGACGGCCATGCGCGAGTTGGTGGCTGCAGAAAACATCCGCTTCCTTGTCGTCGCGCCGCTGCGGGTGGTCACTTCGGTCTGGCCTGTGGAGGCCACCAAGTGGGCGCCAAACCTCAAGGTGCGGGTGGCGGTCGGCACACCAAACCAGCGTTTCGCTGCGCTGTACTCCGACGCTGATGTGGTGGTCATCAACTACGACAACCTGCAGTGGCTAGGCGACCTTGACCTGTCCGACTTCACGGGCGTAGTGTTCGACGAACTCACGCGGCTGAAGAACCCCAGCGGCAAACGCTTCAAGGCTTTTGAGAAGGTCATCAAGTCCGTCGAGATCCGTTGGGGCCTGACCGGCTCGTTCACCAGCAACGGGCTGGAGGATGTGTTCGGGCAGTGCAAGGTGATCGACCAGAGGCTGCTGGGCCGCAGCAAGGGCGCGTTCATGCAGCAGTACTTCTACCAGAACAACCGCGGCACGCACACCGAGTGGGAGCCCCGGCCCGGCTCGCTGCCCGCCGTCATGCAGCGCATCAAGCCAGCCACCTATGTGCTGGAGCCTGGCGAGTACAAGGACAAGCTGCCCCCGCTGCACACGGTGGAGATGCCCTGCAGCATGGCGATGGACGACTACGCCAAGATGAAGAAGGACTTCGTGCTGCAGTTTGGCGACGAGACGACCATCGCGCAGAACGCTGCGGTCGTCACGCAGAAGCTGCAGCAGATGTCCAGCGGGTTCTTGTACACCGACTTTGGCCCGCGCTGGTTGTCGCCGCACAAGTTCGACGCGCTGGACGACATCCTGTCAGAGAACCAGCACGCCAACACCATCGTCGTCTACAACTACGTCGAGGAGTTGAACGAGTTGCGCAGGCGTTACCCCACGCTGGCGGCGATGGATGAGAAGTGGGACGTGATCGGGGGCTGGAACGCTGGCCAGGTGCGGCTGCTGGCCATCCACCCCAAGAGCGCCGGCCACGGGTTGAACCTGCAGCACGGCGGGCACCACATGATCTGGCTGTCGCTGCCGTGGTCGCTGGAGTTGTACGAGCAGACCATCGGGCGGCTGCACCGCAGCGGCCAGGCGCGTGACGTGTGGAACTACGTCCTGCTGACCGCAGACACCGTGGACCAGAAGATCTGGGCGGCGCTGCACGACAAGCAATCCCTTTCCCAACTGGCCTTGGAGGCATTGAAGTGAAGAAGATCGCGGAGCGGCTGAAGGTAGCGCGGGCCGAGCACAAGATCGCGCTCAAGGCGTTCAACATGGCGCAGCGCAGGCTGCATAGGGTGCTGGTCACCATCAACACACTGGAGAAGAAGCATGAACTGGCGATGGCTCAACGAGCACCTGTCAAGCAAGACTGAGCAGGAGGTGCTGACTTTGCTGGAGCAGGAGCGAAAGACGCTGCGCCGCGTCACCATCTTGGAGCGGCTGCATCAACGCTACACCGTCCTGCGCGCTGCGCGGGAACGCATGGAGATCTTGAAGGAGGCAATCAAGTGAGCATGTGGCAGACCATCAAGTCGCTGTACCAGCCGCCGTCTGCGGAAGTGCTGGCCGCGCAGGAGTACGACCAGGCCCGCCGAGCCCTGCTGGAGGCTCACAGCGCCCGCGAATACGCCGAGGCTATGGTGACGTACCACCAGAACCGCATCGAACGTCTGAAGGCCACGTTGGCTGGGGAGGACGCATGAGCAGAGCCCTTACCGAAGCCCTCGCAGCGGCTGCAGCGTCGCCGTGCGCCGGGTACTCATGCCCCAAGCAGAGTGATTGCGCGAGCGAGAAGCTGGCGTGTGAATCGTTTGTTTACTACGTCACATCTGGCAGGGCAGCACATCCATTGATGATGTTCCGTACCAACAAGAACGGGTGGAAGCCTTTGCATATGCTGAAGCAGGAGCACGCTCCTACGAGGGCGTTGTACGACCGTGTGTTTAAGGAGGAAGTATGAAAGAAGAAACCTACATTTTCGACGACGGCACCGAGCCGACCGTTCGTCGCATGCCCAAGGGGCTTGATTACCAAGGCCGCTTCCCCGAAGCCGCTGAGGCGGCAACAGAGGTGGGTCAGGAGCCTGACTTCTACGGGCGGGAGTTCTGGAAGTCGGAGGTCATTGACGCTCTGATCTTCGCCATCGGCTTGGTGGCGTGCGCTGGCGCTGTGGTGCTGGTGTTTGGTGGGGGTGCGGCATGAAACAAGACTACGAAGGCCAGGGCTTGGAGAGGTTCTGGCACACCCTGCTCACCTTCGCCATCATCGGCGCGGTGTCGGTGCTGGGGTGGAGTCTGTATGTGCTGTGGAGGGTACTGACATGACTGACCTGAGAGACGCTGCGCATCAGGCACTGGAGGCGTTGGAAGACGCCTGTGGAGGACGCTGTAACGCTGAATACAACCCTTGCTGGCAGCAGGAAGCAGCACAGGCCCTCAAGGCCGCGCTGGAGCAGCCGGTGCAGGAGCCGGTGGCTCGGTTTGACGAGCGATACGGTGGACCAGTCTTGCTGGCAAGTGCGCCGATGTTGCGTGACGGCCAACTGTTATATACCGACCCACCCCGCCGCAAGTGGCAGAGTCTGAGCGAGGAGGAAATACAGAGCGTGATCCAACTGGAAAGAGAGAAGCGTTTTCAGCGGAGGCCACCGCTGCCGCTGTCGATGACGGAACTCTCTCATGCTATCGAGGCCGCTTTAAGGAGCAAGAACCATGAGTGACCTACGAACCGCCGCCCAGCAGGCGCCGGAGGCGTTGGAGAATTGCACCAGCGAACACGGGCACAGGTGCAACCGCTGCGACAGTGAGGTGGACGAAGGGGGCCGAGTCATCACCGCCCTCCGCGCCGCGCTGGAGCAGCCTATTGACTACTTTGCGGTGCAACGAATCGCCAACGAGCGCGGGCTGGACTACAACAGGTTTGCTGCCGCGTTGCGCGATTACGCCGCGCTGGAGCAGCCGGAGCAGGAGCCGGTGGCAGACCGCGCCGCGTTTGAGCGCCACGCCGAAAGCCTGGGCTACAGCGTGGACCCGGACACCCGTGCGGGGCGCGAGGGCGGCTACTGGAGCAGCCACACGCACTTGATGTGGCAAACGTGGCAGGCCGCGCACCTCGCCCGGAACGTAGCCATTCGGCAAGAACACATGACCACACAACCTACCGCCCTGCGGCTGGCTGATCAACTGATAGCGTATCTGGGCGGGAATACGGCAGCGCAAGCCGCCGCCGAACTGCGCCGCCTGCACCACAACAACCAAGTGCTGAAGGACGCCTTGTGGAGAGCCTGCGGCGACGATGAGGAAGCAGTCAACGCAACCATTGCTTGTGAAGGAGAACTGAAGTGAGAACACAACCCGAAGCCCTGCGGCTGGCTGACAAGTACGCCGAAGCGTTCCATGATCACCAACTCCATGCCTCGCGTGAGACGCGCCATGACATGCTCGTCTTCCGTGATGCGCTTGATGCCGAACTGCGCCGGTTGCATGCCCTGAACGGGGAACTGCTGGAGGCGTTGAAGGCGCTGTGCGAGTCGCACAAACGATTCTTTGGCGGGTCGTGGGACAACGCTCGCTCCGTCATCAAGAAAGCGGAGGGACAAGCATGACCCGCGACGACATCATCCGCATGGCGCGGGAGGCGGGCATTGATGAGTTTGGCTCGTTAGATGAGCGCCTGATTTTCTTCGCCAACCTTGTCGCCGCTGCCGAGCGCGAAGCGTGTGCGAAGTTATGCGATGCCGAAGTGATTGAGTTGGGCATGAGTCGCCTATCGTTGATACCCGGCATTTGTGCGGCCAAGATCAGAGCAAGGGGGCAGGAATGAGCCTCGTCACTCCCGTGGCCGTTTACCTCGCCACGCACCCCGGCGCGGAACTGACCGGCGACCAGATCGCAATGCTCTGGGGCGTGAACAGGAACAGCGTGAACAGCACGTTCAAATACGCCGAAACGAAGGGCTGGGTCAAGATCGAACTTAAGCCCAACCCCAATGCGGCGACCAAGAAGCTGCGCTTCTACTCAGCAGGCCCGCGCCTGCTACAAGAAATCGCGCGGTGAGCGCGAGGCGGTCACTTCTGGCGCTTGTCCCACAGCGACCAGCCCAGACCAGCCGCTGCAGATGCCCCGCCGATGACGGCGTCCATCGTGCCGCCGTCCACGCCGTACTTCACGGCAAAGCCGCCAGCAAGAGCGGTGAGGATGTGGCGCACCAGCGCCTGGATGATCGTAGCGTTCATGTCAAGTCTCCATCAAGTCAGCAATGCGGCGAGCCCAGCCGCGTGAGAAGGCCGGCCAGTTGGTCAGGCCGGTCATGAAGCGCAACCTCTGCGCCAAGATGCGCAACCGCAGCGCGTTCACGTCCTGCGCGTAGGCTGCAGTCAAAGTCTTGGGGCCGATCAGCCCGTCAGCCTCAACGCCCAGCGCTCGCTGCAGCCAGCGGGTAGCCTGCGCAGGGCCGCTGTTGACGGCGCCGTCAAACGTGGCGTACCGGATGCCTGGCGGCAGATCGTCAGCGCGGATCGGCTTCCAGTATCGCTCAAGGTAGATCCGCTTGGCCAGATCCAGCGGCAACTCGCGCATGTCGCCCATGTAGCCGACCTCGCGGGCCACCGCCTCGGTGACGCCGAACCGAGTCTTGCCGCCTAAGTCAGCGCTGTGGTCTGAGAAGTCTCCCTCATGCCCCAACAGCAACGCGAACGCAGTGTCAAAGTTCATTTGGTAGGCCAGTGGGTAGTGAGCCACGACACCAAGGCGCCGGCCATCGACGCGATGGTCATCCCCATCCAGAAGCCGCCCTTGCCCTTGTTGGCCAAGGCCAGCAACTCCTTGATGTCACTCTGCATCGCTGCCACTTGGTCTTCCAGTGTCTTGACCTGGCCGATCAGCAGACCGAATTTCACGGGGTCGATGTCGCTCATGGTGCTAAGGCGTTGACAGGTTGAGTAAGGGCGCTTTGTCCGGACATCACGCCGCGAGAAAACATTATCGGCACATCTGCGCTAAACGGTTCAATGACCATAGGCAAACGACCCAACCGCATCTGCTCGGCAAGCCTGTTCGCCATCGCTTCGCTGCGCGCGGCGCCCGCAGACTTAGCAGTCAAACCTGCCGCCGCAAGCCCTGCACCAGCGGGGCCGGCCACGGCGGTAAAGATGGCCGCAGCGGGAGTCATAGGGGTGAACTTGGAAACGACCCGCAGCATGGCTTGCGCGTTGTCGCCCTTAGCCGCAGCCTCAATCGACTTGCGCTCCTCCGGCGTGAAGAAGCGCATCTTCTTGTCATTCTTAGCCAGCGTGGACAAACTTGACGCGATGGCCTGCTGTTTGTCGGTCGTAGACAACTCAGCTTTGCGAACGATCTCGTCAAAGATCTCGCCTTTCTTCATCTTGGTGTAATCGGCCCGAGCATTTTTCCACGCCTCTACAGCTTGACGGTTACCACCTACAAGATCTGACGGAGGCGCGTTCAAAACATAGTCGTCAAAATCGTCCAACAACAGGCTGGCCAACCGAGCTTCTGCCCGATCCGAACTGTTCTGCGCGTTCTTCACAATGGACCGCAGCGCCTGAATTTCGGTGACGTCTTTAGGTTGAGTCGTTGAAGTCAATTCAGACAGCGCGCCCGTAATTTTTGGGTACCCGGTTGGCGTGTAGCCTTCCTTGCGCAAATCCGCGCCGACTTGCGACATCTTGCCGGTGAACTTGCCGGTGTCAAACTGCAAGCCTGACTGCTCTAGGGTTTGGTAGTTCTGCCTAGACTGCTGCAAAAGCTGTTGGGCCGTAGGCGCTTGCTCCCGCTTTACTTTGCTCAGCCCAAACGGCGTCGTTGTGGCTACGCCCGCAGCCAATCCAGCCAACGGACTGCCTGTAGCTTCCGCCACGCCAGTCGATGTGGCGCCTGCCACCGGAGCGGCGATAAGTTGCGCAATAGGCGCGCGGGAAATTTCCTTGCCTGCCGCGCCTACAAAGCCGGGCACTTGAGCTGCCGCGCGGCCTGCCTGCACTTGACCTGCGGCCCCGCCTAACGCTTCGCCGCCCGCCTGAACCATGCGCTCCGCCCGCGTCTCGGCGCGGGGGCCAGGTATGAGATCGCGAATGGCTTCAGACGGGAGTTGCCCTTGCTGGCCGGTCAAACCCCGATACGCGCTGACAAGCGCGTCCGCAGCCGGCACCGCAAGCGATCCCACCAACGCGCCTGGCGGCCCACCTAGCATCCCTCCCACAGCCGTGCCCAAAGCGACAGGCCCGGCGCCCTTGGCGGCGATACCTACTTGGCGCAGCGCCGTCTCTGTCTTTGTGGCTGGCGGCGCCATCTGCCCAAGAATCTCTTGGGGCGTGAAGCCTTCTTTTACCGCCGTGCTTACCCGCGTGTCAGACTGTTTAAGGTAGCCAATGATTTCGTCATCGCTGTAGCCTGCACGGCGAGCGCGGTTGACTTGCTCTCGAAAGTCGTCGGCCATGTTTACCTCGGAGCGGGTGTCGGAGCAAAAATTTGCTTCAGCCGTTGCTGGCGCGCGTCCGCTGCCGCGGGCGCTGGCGCAGCCGCCGGGGCAGGCATATCGACCGTAAGCGGCACGTTAGTCTTGATGCCGGAAACGTTCTTGTTGTGCAGCGAAATGACGTTGCGGGCCATGCGCTCGTTGATGTCAAGGATGCGCTCAATGGCCTTGCGGTCAAGCGTTACCTTGCCGCCAGCCATCTTTTCCGCGTACTCACGGTCAGCGTTCGACAGGCCCGTGCCAGCGCCGAACTGCTTGATGATGCGCCCGACGTTGGCCGCCATGTTGGCCGAAAACGCTTGCGTGTTGGCCACGGCGTCTTCGGCAAAGTTGACGCCGGCTTGGTTGAGCGCCGCGCCCACAGACGTGAGGAAGTCCGCGCCGAAGCCGGTGATGACACCGCTTTGCAGCAGGCGCCGGCCTTCTTGTACGGTAGTGATGATGCCCTTGGCATCTTCCGCCGCCGCTTTGTCGTCAATGACCTTCTTAGCCTGACCCTCGCCCAACTTACTCTCAAACGCTTTCTCTTGCTCGGGTAACCTAACATTGACTTGCGCAGGCTTTGGCTGAATCGCCTGCTTGTACTCTAGGATCGTGCCTTTGAAGCCTTGCTCCACGGCTCGTTCGTAATCTTTCTGTGTCGGCGTTTTGGTTTCTGGCGCTGCGGGCGCGGTGAACATCGCCGTAGTTGAGCCGGGCTGAAACACCGACGCGCCGGGGGCAACAACCATCGGCTTTTCAGGCGTTGGTGGCGCTGCAGCAGAAGCGCCGTACTGAGCCAACACTTGCGTGCGTTGCTCGGGGGGCATAACCAAAAGCTGCTGCAACTGCGACGACGCCGTGCCTTCGTCCGTAACTCCGAGTTCAACAGCGCGGCGTGCAAGGCCGGCCAGTACTTCGTCGGTCGGCGTGCGAGCGGAATCGCGGGCCAGCCCTTGCCAGTAGGACAGATTCTTGGCGCGGCCTTCGGCTTCCGACGCAGCGGCTGCGCGCTCGGCGGCGGTCTGTTGTTTGGACCGCAGCATGAGCTGCGAGCCCAGCTCGGGGTCTAGCCGCATGACTTCCGTCATGTAGTTTGCCGCGCTTGGGTCAAGGCTGCGCAAGCGGTTCTGCGTTTCCACCCCGCGCTGGTACTCTTGCATCTTCAGCGCGGCCAACTGGTTCTGCTGCTGGGCCTGCTGAATCTGGCTGATGCGGCCATACTGCTCCAACGGGTCCTGCAGTTGTAGCCCCCGGAACCCCCCGGCGATGACAGGATCAAGTGGCATGTTGACTCCTTATGGCCCGCCCGGCGTGACCAAGTATGACGGCGTATTTGAGAAGCCGGGCGCGCTGTACATGGACATCCCTGCGCCAGGACGCAGCAGGTTCATCAAGTTCTGATTTTGGTTGTAGTTCAGATACGTTTGCAGCGCGTTGTTTAGCGTGCTGGTCGCGCCCAAATAGCCCGACGCTCGCGCGCCTGCGGCGCCCAATATGCCTTGCGCCGCAGCCTGTCCGCCAGCCAGCAAGTTTTGGCTAGACTGACCCGCGAAGTTCTGGCCCGCAGCGTTCATTTGTTGCGCCGTCGTGCCGCCAACGCCCGCCATCCCGGCCAGTCGGTTGTACTCCTCGCTCTCGCGGGCACGCAGCACGTTATACCCCGTCAAAGCGCGGCCATACTCCTCGGCCTCACGCTCGCGCTCTAGCCCGTAGCCCGTCAAAGCGCGGCCATACTGGTCGGCCTCACGCTCGCGCTCTAGCCCGTAGCCCGTCAAGGCGCGAGCGAAAGCGTTGCCAAACTCCTGCGACGCCGCCTCTTGGCCGTAACGAGTCAGCGCCTTGCCCGTGCCGCCGCTGAGCAGCCCGCCGCGAGCCGCCGCACTGCGCTCCAGCGCCTTCAGGCCCTCGCTCAAACGGAACCCGTAGCCGGGGTCGGTCTGCAGATCTTCCGCGCGGAACTGGAACGCTGCGGGCTGTTGGCCCTCGTACTGGAACGCTGCGGGCTGCTGGCCCTCGTACTGAAACGCCGCAGGCATGGCGTTCGTGCGGCCCTCTAGCTGCGCCAACGCATTGACGCCTGCCTGATAGTAGGGCTGCTGCCGTGCAACACCTTCCTCGTACATGCGCTGCTGCAGCGCGTTGGCCTCGCGGCTTGCCTGCAGTTGCGTGTCGGCAGCGGATTCCGCCGCGCGAGCCTGCGTCTTGGCGGCCTTTCTAGACGACGCAGCGCCCAAAACTGCCGAGCCGATGATGGCGGTTTCAATGCCCATGATGAGCCTCCTTTACGAACATCCCGTCAGGCTGTTCAGTGAACCCCAATCGCTTGAGGATGTCGTTCATGTACTCATGCCCCGGCGTCACGCGGGTGGTTACGCGATCCTTGGCAAATAGTTCTTTCAGCACACCTTTGGTCGCCCAGCGCTTACGCCACTCGGGCACCACGGAAGCATGTACCTCATCGTCTTTGAAAAACGCCGCGCCAATGCACTGACCATCGCGCTCAATAGCTTTGACATCCCAATCGGCTACGGCTGCAGCGTAGGCGTCAAAATCTATCGGGCGTGACCAGTCCGTAGCCGCATAGCCTATTTGCAGCGCTTCGCTACGGTTTGGTGTTAGCCGAGTAGTCACGTCGTTTTACCCAATGCGCCAGTTGGTGCCGTCGCTGTACACGGGAACGCCGTTCGCCCCGCCAGCAGCCACAATCGACGCGAACGTCGTGGCGTTGGCGTCGGTCACAAACGCCCGCGCCCCAGCCCCCGCTGTGGCCGCAGTGGGCAGTGTAGCCACGGTGAACGTACCTTGGTTGAAATACTTGACGCTGAACGTGAGCGACAGGCCAGGCACGCGAAACGACGTGACGCTGCCGTTTCCGATGGTGATTTCGTTGCTGACCGTGGCCGACGACGTGTCAGCGTCGAACCCGATCACTGTGTTGTTCGCGCCGGTCGTGATGCTGTTGCCGGCCTGGTAGCCCACAGCCGTGTTGTTGCCGCCAGTGGCCTGCAGCAGCGCGTCGCTGCCGACCGCCGTGTTGTTGTTGCCTGTAGCCACCGCGTTCAGCGCCCGGTAGCCCACGCCCGTGTTGTAGTTGGCAGTGGTGGCGGTCGTCAGGGCGTTGTAGCCCAGCGCGGTGTTGTAGTCGCCGCCCGTGTTGGCGTCCAACGAACCCGAACCCACGGCGGTGTTCTGCACCCCGTCCGTATTGGCCGTCAGCGCGTCATAACCCACCGCCGTGTTGTTGGTGCCGCTGGAGTTGGAGTCCAACGCCGTGTCGCCCACGGCGATGTTGGTGGCGATTGCACTGGCGCCCAAGCCCACCGTGACCCCGACCACCTTGTCGAGTTCGTACGACGCAAAGATGTTGTCGTCGGTCTTGATGGTGACGCCGGTCGAGGTCTTCAGCAAAAACTTGTACGACGATCCTGCCGTCAGCCAGATCTGCGCGGGTGTGCGGCCTGCGCTGTCAAGCTCAATGGGATTCGTGTTGTTTGTCGCCCCGGTGTAGCTGGTGAACGTTGTCACAGGCGTCGTGGTGCCCGCAGCGTAAACGTAGATCAACCCACCGTTGAGCGGCACGCCGTTGTTGTCGAAGAACTGAGCGCCTGCGCCCGCGTACTGTGAGAGGCTGATCGCCATAGTGTCCTCTTACTGTTGAATCTGGCTTACCGCCAGCACAATTGCGGGCGCTGCCGGGGCAAACGCCGTCGCAGCGACATTATCCACAAGGACGGCCGTATCGTCCGCAGCGAACATGATCTCAATGTAGTCGTTTGCCGCCAACGAGAAAAACTCGGCCATGGCCACGGCGGTGTACCCGTTGTTGATGTTGATCGTCACCAATCGAGCCGTGTTGGCGATGTTCGTGCCGTTCTTGCGGAACCACAGCCAAACCGTTTTGGCGCTGCTGCTGGTGCTGCCGATCTGGACGGTGGCATTAAACTGGTACAAGCCTGACTGCGACAGTACGATGCGCGAGGCCGGCGAGCCAATGCTGATGCCCTCGGAAATGTCGGCGTTGTCGAACGTCAGCGCGTAGGCCGTGTTGATGAGCGCGGGCGATTGGTCGCTGGTTTTGCTGAACTCGCCGTAGTACTTCTGCTGCTCAATCGTTGGCCGCACAAAGATGACGCCTGCCGTGGCGCTCTTGATCAACACCGAAGCCAACGGAATGACGTTGTTCGGCGCGGTAGGCTTGACGTTGGTGAACGCCCCGGCCACTGTCGGGCTGGCGTACAGAATGTCGCCAACATTGAATGCGCTGGTGTTGATGCCGCTGACCTCGCCCCACACGCAGCACAACCCCGTCGATCCGCTGTCAGGTATCTGCTCGGCCAGCACGCCGAGAATGAACAGCGTGGGCGTACTGCCGTCAGCCAAGTATGGCGTGACAGACAGCACGTTGTTGGCCCCCACGCCCGCAAACCCCACCACAGTACCTTTGGGCAGTGTGACGCCAGTGCTGTTCTGCACAATGGTGTATTGCTGCAAGGCCGCGGCCTCAATGGACGACTGCAGCAATTCAAAGAAGCGGAACCAGGCGCGGGTTGTCAGCGCGCCTGCGTCTACCAGCGGGTCGCGTGAGGCCGGTATGCGGGGGGCCAGTTGCACGTTACGCTCGCGTAGCGGAAACCGCCAGTTCCGCGCCCATGATGGCGATCTTCACCGGGTCGGTGCCGCTGATCTCGTACACGCGGTCGCGCAACTTGAGCGTCATGCCCAGCCGGCGCCACACGACGCGGCGGTAGTATTGACCGATGCGCCCCATCTCGGCCCAGTGCTCGTTGCCCCAAGTGTGCCCGCCGTCATCACTCCACCGCAGCATTACTTGAGGGTTGTCGCTTGACCCCGATTGAGTTGCGCCAAGAGAGATGAACTCGCTGTTTTCTGTCAGCAGGAAACTTGCGCCTTCCGTCAACAAAAACGACGGGCCGGTATTGACTTCCGGCGTGCCGACGCCCGCCTCGCAGTCCAGTTGAAGCAGGTGGTGCGCGGTTCGCTTCAGGTTGTTTTGCCCAGTTGGAAGCGCGCGCCAAGACCGCAGCCACCGCTGCGTCTGCCCGTTGTCAGCGTAAACGTCAAGGTCAAACGCATACAGGTCGCCGTTGAGCCAGTCGCCCACAACGATCTCGCCGCTGAAGTTGGCTTGGCAGTTGCTGCGGTGCCGCACAAACCGCGTGCCGTCCCAGCCCGCCCGCTCATGCCACGCGCCTGTGGCGACGTCATAGACCCACGTTGTGTTTGCGGTTGGGAAGACCAGCACAAAGAACGAATGGCCGTCCTGCTGGTACGAGTAGCCAATCGCGTCGTTCAGTACGCCGTACTGCTGGATCTGCCACTCAACGGCGTGCGTGCTGATGCGCTGGGCGTTGTAGCCGTTGTTGCGGTAGACGATGCCGTTGCCGCGGGTGTCGGCCCCCAGCCAGAACACCGAGTTGTCCAATTTGGCCACGCTGTACGGGGCCAGACAACCGACCTCCATGAACGCGCCTGCGATCCGCGCCAATGGGAAGTCTGCGGCCCCGGCGTTGTACCAGACCTCAATGGTGCTGGTGCCGAACAGCCACACCTCGCGGTGGTTGACGTTGAGCGACAGTACGTTGTCCGGATTGCCCTCGGCGCTGGCGAAGTCCAGCGGGTCAACCTGCGTGCCGTCGTTCAGCGACGTCACCCAGAATCGTTGGCTGTTGGGCTGGTTGAAGACGAAGTAGCCGTCCAGATAGCCGACCGTCACCGCGCCGGGGAAGTCTGGGTCTGTGATCTGGGCAAAGATACCCGTGCTGGTGTTGTAGATGAACGCATCGGGGTTGCACGCGACGAACAACTGCGTGCCGTTGTCCACCATGCTGACCGGGCCGCTGCCGTTGATGAACCCTAGAAACGTGCGGTCGTAGTTCGCGTTTACGCGGTACAGCCCGCCGCCAGAAGCCACATACAGAAAGTCGCCTAGCTTCCACAGCCCTCTGATGGGGCCGTCACCTACCGTCTGCAGCAGGCGCAAGCCTGGTGCTCGCTGCAAGAACGCGGGCTCCTTGCCTGCTTCTGGCACAACTTCCGGAAACAGGTTCACCATGCGGCTGTCCGCAGCATTGACGCTGCGGGCCACATAGCTGGAGCCGAGAATCGGCGTTTTCACGATCAGTATTGTCCGGCGTACACGTTAAACCGCTGGCGAGTAGCCACCAGCGAGTACGGCAGGCTCATGATGTCGTCGGGGTTGTTGATGCGCTTCAAATTGCGCTTGGACGTCATGGCAATGCGTTGCACTTGCGGGCTGGGCTCAACGCCAAACTCGGGCGCGATCTCCATCGCCAAGTTGTAGACGAACGCCCGCAGGTAGCCTGGCGGAAACGACAGCGCCGTGGACAGCGTGGCCGGCTGCGTCAACTCATCAACCGAGATGAAGTGCCACTCCAGCAGCCGCGTGGGCACCGGGTAGATGTACATCTCAATGTTGGGGTAGGTCATGTTGACCCACAGCACCTGCGGGTACGTTGACGTCACGGTCTTGACCGCAATCCCGTTGTATTGCTGCTGGTTGATCAGCTTGATGCCGAAGCTGACGTTCGTGCTGGGGTCGCGGAAGTACGTCGCGTCGTCCAGCAGAATGGGCCTGTTGCCCACAAAGTCGCCCGTAGGCCCCAGCGTGCGGCTGATCGTGCTGGTGGGCCAACTGAAGACTTGATCCTGCGTCGAGAACACCGACAACCGTTCGGTGTTCCACGATTCGATCATCTGGTTAAGCGCCGTCAGCGAGTCCTGCATGACGGCAGCAGAAGACGTTTCGCCCTCTGCCAAGACGCCCAGCAGACGCAGGGCGCGATTGATCTGGTCACCCGCGGTGGTGGACATGCTCGGGCTCCTTGCGACGGCGGCGGCCCAGCGTGTTCACGGGCGGCGCGGTGTCGGGTTCATCCTCGGTGCCGGGAGTATACCGCTCCCATCCGCTACGCTCATCGTAAGCCGCTTCCATTTCCAGCGTGGCGATCTTGGCGCCATGAATGGGGTGACGCAGATAGATGTTGGGCATAGAGAAGACGGGGGCCGAAGCCCCCGTTTTGCTTACGAGGTCATGATGACCCAGTTGGTGCCGTCGCACACCAGCATGGCATTGGCTCCCGCCGTCCCCGCGAGGATCGCGGTGCCAGCAGTAGCCGAGCCAATTGGCAGCACGTTGGACGACGCAGACACGACGGTCTGGGCGGCAATCGTCTTGATCCACACCACGCGGCCAGTGCTGGCCGAAGCAGTGGGGAACGTGACGGTGATGCTGCCCGCGCCGTTGCAGACGACGAAGTTTTCCGTGTCAGCCAGAGAGAACGAAGCCGTCTTGGTGACGGGCGCGTTCAGATCCAGTTGCGTGCCGTTCAGAGCACCCGTGACCGCGACCGAAGCGCCAGTGATGGCGCCCGTGACGGTCACGCTCTCGAACAGCGGGTCGGCGTAGGCAACGCCGATTGCTTTGGTATCAGGCATGATGCCTCCTTATCAGGCCACGCGGTACAGCGTCCAAGCACCCGCGGCGCTCTTGCGAGCCACCATGCTTGCGCCGGTCGTGACGGGGATCGTCATGGTCAGCGAACCCGAGACAGTCCAGCCGGTGCCCGCCGCGATGATCGCGGTGGCGGAAGACGTGCCGAGGTTGACCACGCGGAACGTGAACGTGGTGCCAATTCGGTCAGAATTGATCAGCACGTTTTCCAGATCCGTGACCGTGGGCAGCGTGTAGGTCTGGGCCGCGGCGGTGACGCCGCTGTTGGCCAAGATCAGACCGTTCAGCACTTGCGCCGGGGTCAGGGTTGCAGTAGCGGTAACCGCCACCGGGTCTGCGGTCAGGTCAATGAACGGGTCGTTGACGTTGCCGTCGCCAAGCTGGTAGCCGCCAGCGCCATTAGGGAGAGCCATGATGAGTTCCTTTCAGATGAAGTTCAGAACGGGGGCCTTAGCCCCCGTTTCGGTTTAGCCCCAGAGACGGCAAGCCATCTGCGGGCGGATCACGCCGTAGCCGTACAGCACGTCGATCCGGCAGGGCATCCGGTCGTTGTTGATGTCGTACTGACGCACGACACGCAGGCTGATGCCGTTGTGGTTGGCACGGCTGGCCATGTCCACGCCTTGCGGCAGAAGCAGGTCGGCGGTGGCAAACGTGATGGCGTCCTTGTGGTAGACCAGGTTCTGCGGGTACTGCGTGGACGCAGCGCCGATGAACGTGACCGTTTGGCTGTTGGCCGGCAGAGAACTGACGGTGGCCAGCGCGTGGCTGGCCGAGTACATCGGAGCAACCGTGACCGTTGCCGCGCCGCCCGATGCAGTCACGCTTGCGAGCGCAACAAACTGGAACAGCGAGCCAGTGGACTCACGGGTCAGCGGGTTCACCGCAAAGCAGCCCGCCACGGTGAACACATCGCCAGCAAGAACGGTGTTGGTGCTGCCCAAGCCGGTGAGCGAGATCGAAGTCGCGCCTTCGGTCGTCACTGCAGCCGCCGTCGTGCCGTTGGTGCGCGAGCCAGTCGTGAACTGCTTGATGGACTGGCTCATGTTGACTTCTTCGAAGCCCAGCACGCCCGTGCCCATCATGCCGTTCTTGAACTGCTTGCTGATGGTGTCCGTGGGGTTGAAGAGGCCCTTCATCCCCTCCACCAGCCCGGCGTTGGCCGCAGGGTTGACCGTTGCGTACCGCGGCGACATCACAGCGGCGTTCTCGTTGAGCTTCTGCTGGGCTTGCAGCAGAACCAGCGAGGTGGCCGGCGTGGTGCCGGGCGTGCCGACAGAGTTGCCGATCTTGTTGAACGCGTTGGCCACGTCAGCGTCGATGCTGGCGGCAAGCTGGCTGATACGAGGCTTCAGCACACGATCCGCGAAATCGTCCAACTGCATCGTCAGTTCGGCGGACGTGAAGTTCACGCCGATGTGCTTCTGCGAGGAGACGGTCAGGGTCGTGAACTGCTCGTTGTCGTCCTGCACTTGCAGAGCGGCGCCGTCAGTCACCAAAGCGCGGTCCGGCAGGCGGATGCGCAGCGTGGAGCCGATCTTGGCCCCTTCGACAGCGAAGCTGTCGTCGTATTGGCGGTTCACGTTGCGCGTGAGCACCAAGTTGTTTTCCAGGATCTCCAGGGCCTTCCTGGTGATCATGTCAATGGTCAGAATGCTATTGGCCACAGCGGGCTCCTTTCAGATTTAGCGATTTGCCTGAGCCTGCATCTTTCGCATCTGTCTTGCTCGTTCGGCTTCAATCCACTCCGACGTACTCATGTTCTTGATAGAACGCGGGTCAGTCGTGTCATACGACGGGTTGTTGCCGCTGCGCGCGGTGACGGGTGTGATCGGTGCGGGTGCAGATGTTGAGCGTTTGATGGGTGGATTGTCGGCCAGTTTGGCTTCGATCTTCCCAATTTCCTTGGCTTGCAGGATGGGCGGTAAGCGAGCGATACGTTCCGTTTCCTTGACGTTGGTGCCGAGGTAGTACGCTACGTCGGGGCCAACGTCAGATGCGCGGATGGTGTCAGCCATGACAGCCGTGATGGGCAGCTTGGGGTTGTAGGCGACTTGTTCAAAGTCGTCGTACTTCTCCCTGGCTTGCTCCTCGCGGTCGTGATAAGCCTCCAGCAGTTCGGCTTGCTGCTTCTGCGCCTCCCGTTGTGCCAGTCGCTGCTCAACCTTCTGATCGGCCAACGCTTCCGCGTAGGCTTCAGTTGATTCAAACTGCTCGGCAGACGGTAACTGCTTAGGCTGCTCGGCCACGGGCGGCTGTGCCCGTTGACGCTCCCACTTACGCTGCTCTCTATCAAGCCGTTTCTTGACAATGGCGTCCAACTCCTCTTGAGTAAACGTCTTTGCCTGTTGTTCGACTTCCGGCTCAGTTGCCTGTTGTTCAACAGGACTCGCTTCCGTAACTGCCGTGGGTTCCGGTGCGGCTTGTGCGGCGTCGATCTCCGCTGCGACTTCTTGGCTCATGTGCGGGCCTTGATAAACCTGGTCAACGGGCCAGTACGCTTGATGGTATCACGCTTGCTCCAGTGCGGCCACGCGGGCGCGCAGCGTTTGGATTTCCTTGATGATCATCGGGACCAGCTTGGAGTAGTCCACGCCCCAGGTCTTTTCGACCTCTTCGCCGTCGTCGCCTTGCAGCACAGCCTGCGGGGCCACCAGCGCAAGGTCTTGGGCAATGACGCCGTAGGTGACATGCTCGTCCGGTGCCGACTTCCAGTTGTGGCTGACGATCTGAATTGCGTCAATGTCATCGCTGGCACTTGGGGCTGGGGCGATGTTGTCCTTCAGCCTGCGGTCTGAGGTGGTGTTGTAGAGAACAGCGGTGGTGCCGTTTTGTGTGATTGACCCAATCTCTACGCTGCTGCGCCTGTACGACGTAAAGACAAAACCAGTCGCTTGGGCATTGTTGTTTTGTATAGTGGTGGATATTGGCTGTACTGTCACACCTATTCCAGCACCTGTCGTCGTCCCCACCAGCAAATCACCCCCGCTCGTCAACGTCATCGCCTGCGTGAAGCTGATCGCGTTGCCTGCGGTGCCGGAGGGGGCGGTGTACCAAATGTGCTGACCCGTTAACTGAGAGTATTCAGTAGCAGCGGCTGTGTTTATGTAAACGCGACTGGTTCCGTTAAATGCGCTGTTATTGGAAAAATACGATCCAGACAAGCCGTTTGCACTCTTGAAGGCCCACATTGCAGCAGATACGCCGATCTGTAGCGCTGACCAAGAACTGCTCCAAGACGCGCTCGGCTCCCCCCCCAGGCCAAGGTTGCCGGAGGAGTCGAGGCGCATCGTTTCAGCGCCGTTGTTGCTCCACGCCAGCGTGTTGGCTGCTGGCAGGTACATCCCATTGCCCGTGGCCGCGCCCCCCGTGGGTATCAGCTTGGTGGCCGATGAAGTGCCGGTGGTGGCGAAGTTCGTGCCGTCAAACGTCAGCGCACTCCCCGTAGCCAGAGCAGACGTTGAAGATGCGTAGACGATTCCGTTGGCGGTGAAAGCCGATGAACTTCCTGTGCCACCGTTTGTCGCTGGGAGCGTCCCGGTGACGTTAGTAGTCAGTGAGCAGTAAGTTGTAGACGTACTTCCCGTTCCCCCCGAAGCCACAGGCAACGCCGAGCCTAGCGACAGCGATCCCAGCGACAGCGTGGTGCCGTCAAAAGTCAGCGCGGCGGATGAAGCTATCACGCGGTTGCTGTCAAAGTACGGCACGCCGTTGATCACTGCGCCGGAGTACGGCGCTAGCTGGTACTGAGCAACGGTGATCTTTTTTGACCCGGCCAACCCAGCAGACGAGTCAACGATATACAGCAGGTCGGCTGCGTCAACGTCAGCGCCGTTCAGTGACGGGAGGTCGGAAACTTTTTGGTCGGCCATGATGTCCTCAGATCGTCACGTTGCCCGTGATGGTCACGTTGCCCGGTATCGTACCGTTTGGTGACGGCGGCGGGGGTGGTGTTGGTGCAGGCGGATCAGTAGGGATGGGGTAGTCAACCCACTTCTCCTCGCTCTGGCTCCACTTCCACACATAGCCCTCGACCGGAGCAGGCTCCACAGGCCGCACCACCCACCCAGGCGGGCTCCACCAGACCGTTTCCTCACCGGGTCCAGGCACAGGAGGCTCAGGCACCTCCACCCAGCCGGGAGTGCCGTCCGTCTGCGGCTTCGGAATAGATCCGTTTTTGCTGTAGAGCGTCATAGCGTCGGGAAAGCTGCGGTGGGTGCGGTGAAGTTAGCCGTGTATCGGGCGTAACCGTTGGTGATGCGTACGTCTTGAATGTAGCCGTTAAATACGCCATTAGGCCCGTTACCAATTTGCCATATTCTGTTTGTGAAATTTTGCGTAGTTAAAGTAAACGTACTGCCTTCTTGCGTACCGTTAATATATAGTTTTAACGACGACCCAGACCTAACTATTGCACTGTGATACCAAGTATTGCTAGACCACGTTGTTGTGCCAACAATGTAATTAGAAAGTGCGGTCCCCACGTTGGTTTTTGAAGCAAACAATGTGCAGTCAAAACCCAAATTTGCCGTATCTGGGTCTCTGCAACTTATAACAGTCTGCGTGGTAGAAATGCTGTTGCTGTAAAACCAAAACTCAACAGTAAAATCGCCAGTCCCTAGCGCCATTTCGGGCCTGCCGGGTAACGCTAACCAGTCGCCCGTCCCGTCAAACCCCATGCTCGTCGTGCCCCACTTCGCCTGCGTGGTGCTGACCTGAGCATTGCCCACGGTCTGGCCATCGTTGATCGTGGCCGCGTCAAAGATGCCTGCGTTGGTGAAGTTCAGCAACACCGTGCCGCCCGTAATCGGAGACGCGGGGACAGAAATGCTTTCTGCCGTGCCTACCGTGTACTTCAGATTGGAGATGTAGCCGTTGAACGCGTTTGCGTTGGACCGATCCGCGCCGATGTTCAGCGCGTCTGTTTGGCTAAAATCTGTGCTGCTGGTGCCTGTGGCGCTGTCCACCGCGTTGATATACAGCTTTAGCCCGTTGGCCCCGGTGCCGGTTCTGACGACGGCCACATGCGCCCACGTTGACGCCGGGATGGTTGTAGTGGTGTCGATGTTGGTTGTCGTGTCTGTAAATCGCAGCACGTTCGTTGAAGTGATCTGCAACGCCCATCCTGTAGACGCCCCGCCCTTGGCTGCTATGGTGTGCGCGGTCCCTGCTGCGCCTCGGTAGACCCACCCCTGAATGGTGAAGGTGCCCGTGCCAAAGCGGATGGTGGCCGAGTCCGCAATGCTCAGGTAATCCCCCGTCCCATCAAAATACCCACTGCCTCCATACGAGGCCGTGCTGTAAGACGCTGGCGGGTTGAACGGCGCGAACTTGCTGATGCGCGTGTCACCGTTGCGCGTGATGGCAAAGGCGTTGGTGCTGTTGTCTTTGAAGCGGTTGTCCTGCAAGCACAGCAGGGAGGTGTTCGTGATGGCTGTCAGCGGGGTGGTGGAAGGTGTAAAGTTTCCGGTATAGACGGCAGTCGTTGCAAACCGGACGTTGGAGATGTAGCCAGCAAAATCTTCCGTTGCGCCACGGTTTTCTCCAATGCGCAGTTCTTCCGTTTGGTTAAAGTTTGTGCTGACAGTACCCTGACCGTCGTTGGTGCCGTTGATGTAGATCTTGAGTTGGTTCGTGCCGGTGCCTTCGCGCACGACAGCCACATGAACCCAAGTGTTTGCCGCGACAGTGCCGGTGGAGTCAATGTTTGTCGTGGTGTCCGTGAAGCGCAGCAAGTTCCCAGACGTAATCTGGAAAACAAAGCCCGTAGAGGCCCCGCCCTTGGCGTAGATGGTGTGCGCGGCCCCACTGGCAGTGCGGAACACCCATGCCTCAATGGTGAAGTTTCCAGTCCCAGGTCGAAGCGCCGCGTTGTCTGCAACCGTCAGGCGGTCATCAGTCCCATCAAAATACCCGCTCCAGTAGCCGCTGGGCATGTACGGGTTAAACGACCCCTGCGTGGTGTCGCCGTTGCGGGTGATGCTGAAGTTGTTGGTGCTGCTGTCGAGGAACGTGTTGTTCTGAGCGCCGTTGGTTGCGCTGGTGTTCAACAGCAGAGTAACGTACTCAAAGAACGCATCCGTAGCCGCAGCAGCAGCCGCCTTCAGGGACGCAACAACGCCGTGCAGTACGCCGCTCATTTAAGTGAGCCCGTTGCCAGAGATGATCCAGCTTGTGCTGGTGACCTTGATTGCCGTAGCCACACCGTAAGCCGCCAGCGTTCTGCTGCCCGTGGTTCCCGCCCCGGCGAGGTACATAGTGTCCGTGGTGATGGCAATCGTCACGGTGTTGATCATGTTGATGAACGTGATCGTGGTGCCTACTGGGAACGCCACGCTGCCGTTTGCGGGGATCGTGAAGGTCCGAGCGTTGTTGTCCGTGATTGGGTGGACGATGGAATCTCCTGCGTCGCCTGCCACCAGCGTGTAATTGGCGCTCTGCGCGTTCTGAGGCATCCCGGTGTAGCCAACCGAACTTGCGTTCAGCGTCTCGGGGGACACCGTAGCCAGCGTTGTGGTGCCGGTAAACGTCGGGCTTGCCGACAGCACCATGCTTCCGGTGCCGGTCACAGAGTTGCTGAGCGTCACACCACCGTAGGTGATAGCCCCGCTAAACGCCGCAGCACGCGGGAACGTGTAGGTATCCGCTGCCCCAGGCGCACGCAACTGAGGTGTTGCAGTGTCCAGAGCAATGACTTCAAACGCTGCCATGTTTTACCTCAGACGTTGTACGCCGTGCCGCCGCTGGACAGCACAGTGTTGGAGACGGTGTAGCTGGTGCCGGAACTGTCAAAAACTGTCAGGGGCACAGTATACGAAGTGCCTGCGCTGTCCAGAACACTGATTGTCGGGGCAGGCGGCGAAGCCGCGGCAGGCTTGCCAGCCAAACTGATGACTGTGCCTAGCCCAATGGCTATGCCATTACGGACAGGTACGCCAAAGTACGGCATGACAGGTCACTGAATGTTGATGGGCTTGCAGTACACCGTACCGCCAGCGGACACTTGGATGGCGCTCACACGCCACGGTGCCCCCGTGCCCGCAGGCACTTTGAACGGGATCGGCGTGTTGGCTGGGATAGGCGTGCCGTTGGAGGTCGTAGCGGTCACGCCCTCACCAACGATGATGTAGCAAGCCTGGTCTGACCACACCACCACGCCCTGCGGGCCGGTAGGCCAGGTAGAAGTGCTGCCAGCCGTTCCGGTGTAAGCAGCCGTGCGAGCCGGGAAATCGGCGCCGGCCAGAGGATTGAGCAGTTCCATGATGCGTCCTTACGCGAGGAATTTCAGTTTGACTTGTACCACAAAACGCCTGTACCACCCAGCGATTTTGTGCGCGAGCTTCTTGTGCAGCGGCCAAGACAGGTTGTCCGGCAGATCGTTGTAGATGTACATGGTGTCAGGCGTAGTACGAGATGTTCAGCTTGGCGCCAGGCGTTTGCTGGATGAACCGAACGCGAGAGATGTCACCGTCGTACTGCAAGGTCACCCCCGCAGCCAGCGGCATGCCCACCGAGGTTGTGGGGGCCACTCCGTCATCACGCCACCGCACCGCGGCAGCTTCACAACTGATCAGCGCAAACGACGGGCGGCAATTCAGCCCGTTGGCATCCGTAGACGGCGCGTTCAGTGCTGTTGCCGTTGATAGTGACGTGATCTGCTCATAGCCGATACAAGACGTGATGGCTTTGAGATTGATGGCCACTTAGAATCTCCCGCGCTCGGTAAACGACCGCAATTTTATATCTAGTTGGACCGCAGTTTCTGGAGGCGTAGGCCCACCATCAACCGGGGGAAAGAAGTACCCCGAGAAGAACGCTGCTGCGAAGTACGTCTTAGGAAACATCGTAGGTCACGCCCGTGCGGTTGCCGTTGGCGTCTACTGTGGCCGTGATCCGTACTGTACTGCCGTTCACGCTCTTGATCAAAATCGGCCCGCTAGGCGAACCGGCCAGTTCGCCCGCGGCAGAGGCCGCGATCAACTTCAGCAAGTCGTTGGCCGCGTATGTTCCGTCGATGACTTGCGCCCAGACCGCAGCAGCCAAGTTCTGCGGACTGAGTTCTGTGAATGGTGTGATGTCGCCCGACAGGTTGCCCGTGGCCCTGATCGTGGCGCTGTTTGAGAACTGGACCAGCGCAGCGCCGATGGCGTCAACGATGGCCCCCAGCGTGGCGTTGTCAACCGTAAACGAGAAGGACGTACTGCCAGATGCGGACAGGGCACCGGCCAAGTTGCCCGCAAGGTTGAACGTGATGGACGTTGAACCTGACGCCGAGACAATGAGTTGCCCATCAGCGGGATTGACAGTAATCGTGACCGTCGAGTCGCCGCTGATGTTGACGCCCGCCGCGAGGTTCAGCAGCCCCGGCGTGACCGTCACCACCAGATTGGTGAACGACGACATCGCCCCCGGCTTGTACGGCAGCACCCACGACGATGGGGCCAAGTGCCCGGAGGGGATGCCCGCCAGCTTGGACGTGATGCCCTCGCCCACGGACTGGTTCATCCGGTCGCCACGCCCCCACATGGAACGGAAAGTTCCAGGCGAGCCGCCGATCTGGCGCAGGGGTAGCTGCGCCAGGAGCGTGGTGTTTGTCTTGAGAGCCATGAGCCCGATCAGCCCCAGCCGACCTCGACCGCGCCGTAGA